GCATATATGTCTCCAATAATAACCCAGTCTGGTTTATAATTTTGACCACGGATCATAATTTGCTCCCCTTCAGCAAAAGGGCGCTGTAGAATACGTAGAGTATGACTATGCTGTATCCATTGGAATTCGATAAACGAACCAAACATGCGTCCTACCATTTCTTGGTATTGAGCAAACATGTCATAGGTTGCAATACCTCCCATCATAGTGCTGTTTAGCAAGTAGGTGTTTGTGTAGGCCAAGTTAAAGGGTTCGAATAGTGTGCCGCCGCTGCCCATGCCACTTCTAGATCCGATTGCCCTACGATATAGACTCTGTACGTTGATGATTTCGTCAGGTAAACGATATTCGTTTTGATCTTTAATTAATTCTAAAAAGTAGTAGGCGTCTTCTACGGCTGCACTACTGCGCTGACGAAATCGTGATAGAGCACGTTTTAATGCTGTTTCATAATGTACGGGATCAAGTTCTACCTCGACCATACCGTCGCCTAGCATGGTTTTAACGTAGTTATATACTTCTTGTACCGCTTGATTTGCTGTAACCGTATCCATTGGAATTCCTCTCTTACAATAGTTATTTACCGATAAATATACTACTATGCCACGCTTAAGCCTATACAAACCCGAAAAGGGCAACGATTATAAGTTCATTGACCGCCAAGTTTCTGAGATGTTTCAGATTGGCGGAACTGAGCTTTACCTACACAAATATCTAGGAGTTAACACTGATGAGGGCAATGCTACCGCAGCAGAGCCGCATTATGACTCGCTATCACCTACTAATATACAAGATCTGCTGTTCTTAGAAAATAGGGATCGTAAATACGAACCAGAAATTTATCGAGTACGTGGTGTTTATAACGTACAAAATATTGATTTTAATCTAAGCCAATTTGGCCTGTTCATTGACAATGACACAGTTTTTCTAACTGTGCATATTAATGATTGGATTAAACTTGTAGGACGCAAACCTCTAAGCGGTGATGTATTAGAGTTTCCACATCTGCGTGATGAATTTGCCTTGAATGATTTTAGCATAGGCCTACCTCGTTACTATGCTATAGAAGATGTAGGACGGGCCAGTGAAGGCTTTTCAATAACATGGTGGCCACACTTATACAGATTAAAACTTAAAAAGATTATTGACGCTCAACAGTTTGCTGATATTCTTGATCAGAAAGCGTCCAATGCTGACGGTACAGAAAGCGATACTACTCTACGTGATTTATTAAGCACTAGAGGAAAAGAGTACGAAATTAATGATGCTATGATTGCTCAAGCAGAAGCAGATGCTCCGTTAAGTGGCTATGAAACACGTCAGTTATACACGCTGTCAGTAGATGAACAAGGTAATCCAATACTTAGAAGTGCCGACGAAGATGATATTGATGCTAGTAATGCCAACGAAGATGCCAGCGAAATTAACGGTAAACCATTACGCAAAGGTTACACTGGTTATCTAGTCAGCGATGGAAACGAACCCAACGGGTTTAACAACTTATTAAATCCATTTGGTCACGGTATACAATTTCCAGTGTCGGCTGCTAGAGATGATTTCTTTCTACGTACTGATTTTATGCCCAATAGACTGTTCCGTTTCAATGGTACTACTTGGATCAAGGTAGAAGATAATCTACGCATGACCATGACCAACAATGACCAACGTCAAACACAGAAAACTAGTTTCATCAACAATGCCAACATAACTGGAAAGAATCAAATTGGTCGAGACTATGTTACTGCGGTTGGTAATACTACAGCTATTCAAACTAGTGTGGCCTATGCCGCTGGAGTGATTGCCACTGCCTATATCAATGATACTAAAATCAGTGCTACAACTTCTTCGGGTCTAGGCGGTAATACTATTATCACTCTGAGTAAGACTGCGGCCGACGGTGATCAAATACAGTGGAAGTTGTTTGCCAGTTCAGTGCCAGAGCGACAGGCACTCAGTAAAGCAATTAAATATAAACCAGAGGCAGACGTATAATGATGCATTATTACGATGGGCAAATTAGACGATATATTCTACAAGTTACAAGATTTTTTAGTAATTTTTATGTTAAGTACGGTGATGGTACACTGGTGCGTGTACCTGTGATGTATGGTGATGCTGATCGTCAAGTGGCCAGCATTATCAAACAAAATTCAGAAAACAAGATCAACAGTGCTCCACGTATTGCTGTCAGTATCAGCGGACTAGCTTTAGAGAGAGATAGACTAGGTGACAGTACCTATGTTGGTAAACTGCATATTAGAGAACGTGACATTGTTGACGATGTCTATACCAATGAGCAAGGTGCAAACTATACAGTTGAACGCATCATGCCTACTCCCTACAAACTGTCTCTTAAAGTTGAGATATGGTCCACTAGTACTGATCAAAAGTTACAGATCATGGAGCAGATTCTGGTGTTGTTTAATCCCAGTGTTGAAATTCAGACCACTGACAACTATATTGATTGGACCAGTCTAAGTGTATTAAATTTAGATGATATTATATTTTCGTCAAGACAAATACCAGTGGGTGTAGACAGTCCCATTGACATTGCCACTGTTAACCTAACCACACCAATCTGGTTGAGTCCGCCGGTCAAAGTTCGCCAACTTGGTATTATTACTAAAATTATTACCAGTGTGTTGGATGGCGGCATTAATGATCCGGAAACTTATATTGAAGGGCTGGGTATTGATCCTGCCCTTAATGACTACGGTCCGCCAGCTGGTGCTGTATTGTCCAAGGTTAGAACTACAATATCAAGCTATGGTCTAATGGTATATGCAGGTGCGGCTAGATTACTAGGAGCACACGAGCCTGTGGTCATTGATGATCCATATGGCGTACCTAACAAAATTGGACCAGGAATCAATTGGAGACTATTGTTAAATCAATATCCTGGAAAATACATAGCTGATTATAGCAGTATTAGATTAATACAAGAAAACGGACATGAAGTGTTTGGCACGTTTGTGGTCAATCCTTTAGACGAAACATTGGTCAGTATAAACTGGGACAGTGATACATATCCAACTAATACTGCAATAAATGAATACAATGGTTACGTTAGTGTTAGAGTATCTAGCCCCGGAACATTTAATGCCATTATTAATCCTCAAACTAAAGGGCCCGGTGCTGGTTTACCAGTGCCAGTTGAAGGTGTACGATATCTTATTATTGAAAAAATTGGTGATCTCAGTAACGAAGACGGTCCTGATGCTTGGAAAAACAATGACAACAGTGATTTTGTTGCAGAAGAAAATGACATTATTGAATGGAGTGCTGGTGCATGGCACATAATATTTGCAGCAATAGAACATCCAGGAACAGAAGATCCTGTCTATCAAACTAATATATATACTGGTATACAGTACAAGTGGGATGGCTACTCTTGGACTAAGAGTTTTGAGGGCGAGTATAGAGAGGGTATGTGGATTCTAGAACTATAACTGATAAAATCATCTGTTCAGGTGCATTGTTCTATGCCAAGACAACTGGTAGATTTTTACTGGTGCAAAAAGCCAAGGGTAAACATCAAGGTACTTGGGGCCTAGTAGGCGGTACAACTCACGAAGGTGAAAATCCATGGCAGGGACTTCAACGAGAAATTGTTGAAGAAATTGGATTTAGTCCTTTAGTATTAAAAACAATACCACTTGAAACATTTGTCAGCAACGATCAAGTGTTTAATTTTCACACATATCTTTGTGTGATTGATCAAGAGTTTATACCTACACTCAGCAATGAACATATTGGTTGGTCGTGGACCACTGTAGATCATGCGCCAAAACCTCTCCATCAAGGTCTGCGTAATAGTTTTAGTAATCGTATTATTAGAACAAAACTACAGACAATATTTGATATAATTGATCTAATATAATTAAGAAAGTACCGCGCTGGGTAGGTACCAGTTGGTAGTATCAAAGGCAATAAATTCTAAAACTGTAGCAAATTCTATTTCTATAGCAGCATTAACACCGGTGCCTGAAATATTACCACCACTGTGGGGATAGATCCTAAGTGACAGTGATGCTGATCCGTTACGAATAAAGATGCTTAGACCAGCTTGAATAGGTGTGGGTAATATAACTCCTGCAGTACCATCAATGCCTGTGGTCACATTATTAATTTGAGCTGTAAGAACAGTGGCTGTACCTTGTGTAGTACCGGCAGCTGCAACTGCGGTGTTGGAGCTGTGATAAATTAGGCCGGCAAATATAGCACGGCCAGAGGAGTCAATACGCATACGTTCTGTAAGCGTTCCTGCTGTATCAGTGGTACTGAACACCAATCTGCCGGGAACGATTCCAGCAGATACAGTTGCGTCAACAGCAGAATTAATAGCTGATGAATTTTTATAATTTGTTCCATCTGCCCCACGAAAAACAATATTTCCAGTTGAGTCACCAGAAACAACTGCCGTGTTTGTCCCTACTGTTGCCCCTCTACTTTTTATAAATGCCATAGTAGGGCCAACGGTAGCCGCTGAATAAGTTCCAAAAGCAGATGAAATAAGACTTGTTGTAGTCCAAGTAGCAAGTTGTGGATATTGACCTGTACCTGCGGGGCTAATATCAAAAGAATTTACACCGCCAATCCCTACATTACCGCTGGCGTCGACGGTGACTCGTGTGGTTCCGTTATTCTGTAGTGCTAATATACCTGTGGTGTCAGCAGTGAACTTGAGTCCCGTTGACCCTGATATTACGCCATCATCTGCATTGATTGTTTGTGCCATAGTGTATTTAGTTGTTCATTATATAGGTGTTGAAGCAGCAATTCTATCAGCGGAAGAAATAACCCACGCTTGTTCAAAAGCCAGTAAGACCATGTCTTCTTTGCTGCCGGGAATTTGTATGTTATTTTCTAAACATTTTTCCACACAAATTCTTACAATTTCTTCAATAGCCACTCTGCATCGTTCGTGTGCGGCAGTTTGAATCCAATCGTCTTGACTATATGCTGCATAGCCAAGTGCTAGGTCTTCTGCTTCTGATAATGTCACTGTATATGTTGTCATGTTGTTTCCTTAACTTAATAAATATCCGCGAAAATAAGTGTGTTCACTATTAGTATTAATTGTTGTACTGGTTACTCCCCCATTGTACGCATGAAATCCCACAGTATCATTTGCCGCAAGTTTTATCAACCAAAAACCTAGCGACATAGTTGAAGAGGCATGTACCCAGTCAGTACCAGTTATCCTTGATCCATTTACAACTAGCCAATTTTGCTGAAATGAAGATCCCGAGGCGTATGCTGATGCGTGAAATATATAATTTCCTGCAACGGGTGCAGTAAATTTACCAGTTGCTGTATTATAATGACTGCCTGTATTTGTAGTAGTTGAATTATAAATTACAACCACATCTCCTGTACTTGCTGAATTATATCCTGTTTGTGCAACAGTCAATGTGGCATAAAAGAATGGCTGAGAATTCAACGTGAATCTACCGGCACTGTCAATACGCATACGTTCTGATACACCCGACCCCGATGGCGCTGTGTAAAAAAGTATAGATCCGTTGTCTGATGCATCACTTCCCAAACTAATTTGAGCAAACCTTGCTGTACTAGCCCTACCAGTTCTACTAGCCTCAAGGCACAAACCAAACCCTACATTAGTGGAAACACCGCCAACAACAACGTTATTTCCTCCATAAATGTTGAGTACTTTATCTACAGAACCGTTGTTTGTTGAGATAGATCCACCACTACCGACAATAAGATTTTGAGGGATTGTAAAATTTTGTGTAATTGTGCTGTCACCGGTAATCGCGATGCCTAAAGTTCCGTCTAGTACTAGTGCCATTAGTTATTCCTCAATTTGATCCGTTGTTTTTAAAGAATCTAAATATTCTATATGATGTGCAACAAGATCTGGTATTTCAGAGTCGTCAACTCCACAGACAACATTAAAATGAATACTGGTATCGTTATACGCTGTTTCTATTCTGTACATTAGTGGGTGACCTTCAATTTTTGTACTTGTATATTCCATAAATTATCCTTAGGCTGTTGGTCTAGTCTTTAAAAAATAAAATGCGTAAGTAGCAGTTGATCCGTAGTTGCTGGTCCAAGTATAGCCAGCATTACCGGAGGTATAGGCAAATGTGCCCACTTGTACACCCACTGAAGATACTACACTAGTAGTTCCACCGCCACCTAAGAATATTGTTATACTTCCGTTAGTATGATTATTAACAACTAACATACCTGATGCGTTGGCAAATCCAACAGTTCCGCCATTGGCAATGCTAGTAGCGTTACCTGATACATCAATAGTGTTTGTTCCAGCAGTCTGAGTGATTGCTAAGGTTCCAGCTGATGTAATTCTTAATTTTTCACTTGGCGCATTATTAAGAGCTGTTGATGTTGAGAATGTTAATATACCAGTTGGATATTGCCCGTTGGTTCTTGCGCCGTGAATAGAAGAAATAATTGCCGATGAAAAATGATTAGTATTTGCACCAGTGATTGCAGCAAAGTTTATTTGAGAAACATTATTAGTTGTTGTATCAAGATTACTAATAGTTATAGAAGCAGCACTGCCAATGCTACTGGTACTAGTATCTGATCGTGCTACAACTAAGGGTCTGTTAACGGCCACGGCATCAAAGACATTCATTACTGTGGTATTAATGCCTACATTACCGCTAGCATCGATAACAAGCCGTGTTGTGCCGTTGTATTGAATGTTTAAACCACTTGCACCATTGTCATTCCACAGTTTCCAAATATTACCACTGTTATTGTTAATATTGATTGTGGCATTGTCACTAGCACTGCCTTTGACTTCTAATCTTGCACCAGGCGATGCTGTACCAATGCCAACATTGCCAGGTACAGCAAGAATATTACTGGCCGCTGTATCGCCGGTATAGGTTAAACCAAGTGTTCCGTCAAGGACCAGTGCCACAATTTAATTCCTATTAATAGTATATAACCACATAACCACTGCCGCCGAATGTGTTGGCTGGGGCAGTGGTAATTCCATTAATATGGCCGCCATAGGCATAAGGCATGCAACCTCTATAGGTATCTATACTTTTAGCAAGATCGTTATCAAAGGAGAATGCAGGAATTTGTCCTGCGCCTGTGAATGTTGCACCCATTAACACACTTGCTCCAACGAATCCACTGCCGCCTCCGGCACCTGCCATGGTATTTGATTCACTATAGCTGCCGCCGCCACCGCCCCAATATCCGCCACCACCACCACCACCGTAAGTGTTTCCGACACCACCTGCGCCACCAAATAATGCTCCGCCTGCACTGCCGCCAGTGCCGCCCACGCCGCCTGCGCTCTGTGTGCCGCCCTTGCCGCCAAACGCTGATTTAGCATCGTAGGGACTGCCGCCATCTTGGCCTGTTGATCCGCCGCCTGCGCCACCTGAGTTTCCAAAGCCCTGTCTACTTGCCCCGCCACCGCCTGCGCCACCAGCAATTAACAATGCAGCACCCTGTGAAGGAGTCACACTGTTAAATATTCCAGTATAGCCGCCGCCCGAGCTGGCCCATCGATTATCAGCAGTGCCATTCAGGCCGCCACCACCACCATAGCCTAGAGTAGTACTGCTTGTATAGGTTGTCTGTCCTGCTGCGCCAACAACAATATAGTAGGTTGCACCCGGAGTTACTGGAATTATACCGTAGGAGTGGCCGCCGCCACCGCCAGGACTGCCAAACGACCATCCGCCAGTATTACCGCCGCCGGATCCAGCACCCCATAGTTTGGCAAATATGTAGTTTATACCAGCAGGAATGACTAATGTTTGCTGTGCGCCTGTGGCTGCATAGGTCACTCTAGTTTTACCCACAGGAGTGTATACGCCGGAACTTTCAGTAAATTGAAAACCTGCAATAGTACTAGTTTGCATGCCGTTGGTATCAATCTTTAACCGTTCTGTGTTAGCAGTGTAAAATTTTATCTGAGTACTATCAACATATAAAGATGTGCTGAGACCACTGCCAGTCTGTATAGTCAGTGTGCCAGTGGCATCAGCAATTAGTTGATATCCGCTGGTTAGAGTTGTGCTGGTAATCAGTGTGGTCATAGAATAATATGTCTCTGTCCTGGAGTCACAGTCAGTGTAACTCCCGCTGCTAGAGTTAATGGGCCAACACTTAGTCCATTACTGCCGCCACTGATAGAAATATTACTGTCAATGTACTGTCCGGTGAGGAATACCCCGGCTCTCATGGCGGCGGCATTCACAGTGCCAGCAACATCAAGTTTGTAGGCAGCAGTCTTGCTAAAACCTATGTTGCCAAGGGCGTCTGCTGTCAGTGTTTCTGCATAAGCAGGACTGGTACCATTATGAGCCACATACTTGTAGAGCTTGTTGGTTGTGGGATTGTAGTATTCGTCACCAACTTTGCCACTACTGATAGCAGTTGAAGTGACTTGATGTATGCCATAGTCTCTAGTTGCCACGTTGTGTCTCCTGTTAGGCCTGTGCTTCTGTCCAGCTAATACGTGCTAGAATTGAGTTAGTAGTCACTGCGGTCACGTTGGTAGCACAGACTGTAATAATATCAGGACCATCTGGATATACGTTGGCGGTAGTAGTCGGGCAAATATTAGTTGTGCCACCACCTAGAATACTAGTACCTAGGTCACGAACTTGATTCAAATCTTCTGTGTTAACACCGCTGGCAGTATAGAAACCAAATACGTTTTCGCCACCAGTAATAGTTGTACCAGTACTGTGTACAGCAATCTGTGCTAGACTTGATCCGCCAACGCTGGCAAATTGTCCGCCGCTGACACGACCATTTAGTCTCAATGATATCAAAAAGGTCATGTTAGTACCTGTACTAATAGTTGATAGTGAACGCATGACCAACTGCATACGATTAATAATTTCTCTGGATCCCAGCACACCAGTTAAGCCGTTGTCAATACTTGGGCTAATACGTAGACTAATTAGGGGAACTGTAATATCCTGTCCCACGTTACTGATCAACTGACTTCTGTTCATACCGCCAACGAACACTAGTGATTTATCATCGTCATAACGTCCATCCATGATAACTGCTGAACCCCAGTGGCCAATGGTACTGGCCTGACTTGGTCCATATAGTTCAACTTTAATGGGTGCTGTGCCGCCTATGCTGGCTGTAGATACGCCTGTGACTGTGAATGTAGTGGCTGTAGCACTGCCGCCCGCGGCAGAGCCTGCACCAGGAATAGTAACACTTTGAACATTGCGTGTTAAAGTAGTGAATGTTGTGGCTGTTTTACCAGTATAGGTAACGTACTCAATGACTGCTCCGGTGTTAGCAGCTTGACTCAATACCAGTGTACCTGCGCTTGGAAAAGCACTGGTATCTACCACTGACATACCGGCTGTGACGCCACTGGTTAACGTACTGGTCAAATATGTAAAGGGTGCTAGACTGTTAGTTTCATAACGTGCTACCAAGTTACCACTACGCATGTATGCTTCAGTGTTAAGGTTGTTGTTTGGAATTCTGTGGCAGTAGGCTACCTCGCCACGAGTATTCTTAAATCCAAAACGTATTGAGCCTGCACCGTACCAAGTATAGTCGATGTAGAACATCTGCATACGTGTAAGATCCAAGTTGTACAGGCTTGCACCTGTGCCGTCCATCTTGTCAATGTTCCAAGCACTTTGTGCAACTCTAGTGTCAATGGTCTTACTCACGGTCACGCTGGTAATATTGGCAATACTTCTATATTCAGGATAGATAATGAGTGCGCCCGCGCCCGAGTTAGCTGTGATAGCCTGCACAAGGTAACTCATACCACGAATAACAATGTAGTCGCCTGGTTTAAGTTCTTCACTGAATTTGGTGCTGGTACCAGTTACTGAAGCACTGCCTGCGCTGACTGCAATAGTACCACTGATCTGTTGAGTGCTTGATCTTTTAACACAGTAGATATTCTGTCCATCAAATTCAAAGAAAAAGCCATTTTGTTGGTCAAATAGGCCCACTCTGTTTTGACTTCCGTACCAAGCATAGGGACTAACAGTCAATGGAAATCCCGGAGCCGGAGTAGTGCTAGGAGTTGTACCAGCGGTCAATGTTAGTGCTGTAGTGTTGCCCACAGCAGTGTACAATGATGTACTGGTATAAGTGAATACCAATGTAGTGGTCACTGTGGCCACAGCAAAAATACCATTGTATGCAGCGTCTGCGCTGCCGCTGACTTTGATAAATCCGCCTGCTAATAGACCGTGTGGGTATTTACAAGTCACTGTAACAGTTGCTCCTGAACTTGTAATATTATCAACAACCATTGATGGTTTAATAATACTACCAGTTGAGAACTGCATGGCCTTACCGCTTTGATAACGGAACTGTCGTCTTGTTTGACGAATAACTTGATAACCATGATATGGTGCTACGTCACTGAACTGCACACCACCGTCAAATGGTCTGTGTACCACATAACCTTGACCTCTTGGATATAATCCAGACGAGCCTGCAACTGACGGAGTTGTGTGTGTTGTAGCTGCTGCTGCTGTTAGGACGGTAAATGTGTTACTGGTTAATGTGCGTTCTACTATCCAAGTGTTATTTAAGGCAGTGTTAGTAGTTGTTCCTACTATATAAACACTGTCACCAATACGCAGGCCATGATTATTGGTTGTAGTCACTGTGGCTCTAGTACCGTCTGTGACAACGGCTGTGCCGCCCCATGGAATTAATGCGCCAGTATAGAATGATCCAAAGTATACATAGGTCTTTGTAGCGTCAAGTAATGTACCGCCAACCATAGTTGGTGAAACTATAGTACTGTAGGTAAACACACCAGTACCAGTAGTTGATGCTGTGCATAGCCACCAGCCGTCAGCATAGCCCGTGTCTAACGTGCCTTGTACGAATATTGGTTGTCCCACTGTGGGCATACTCTGTGTAAAAACAAGGGCGCCTGTGGCCATAGCAGCAGTAGCTTGTACTGTGATCTGTGTTGGACTGTCAACTGATAAAATTGTTCCAACTGCACCTGAGCCAAATGTTCCTGTGCCGCTTTGTTTGATCAATGTCATACTAGCGTATAAGCCTGCTGTACTACTAATACCAGTGATGGTTGAAACAATGGCTGCTGAGGTAATACTTCCACTAAATGCCTGCATGGTCACTGTCACAGTGGTAGTTGAGCTGGTCACTGCGCTGATCAAGTTATAGGTTGTTGAATCGTAGAAAGCACTAGGACGATTGTTCAACATCTGCAGACTTTCCCACTTAGTAGGCTGTGTGCCATATTCAAAGTCAGTGTCAATCAATGACTGTGGTGTACTCACACGCATTTTATCCACTGGATCCCGCATGGTTTCTGAAGGAATTATTTCCTGATAAGTTTCTTCAACCATGATACTCAACTTGTCAGTAGCCGACATAGATGTTGTATTATAGTTTAGGACAACTGTGGTTGTTTCCTGTCCTGTTGTTGCACTAATAGCATTAGTATAACTTGTTGCTTTTAGATCTGCGTCAGAAAAATTATAAACTACTACATTGGTAGTGGTGTTGGTGATTAGCAGCAGTTGTTCTCTTCTGATGTTTTTACCCGTGATCACCACGGTGCGAGTACTTGGGGTAAATGCGTATGCTTCTAAAATTACGTGCTTGGCCATTTTTGTTAATCTCCTAGTGCGATTGTTGCTGGTCTAAACGGATATCTCTGTCGTTGTTTTGATGCGGCTGTCTTTCTTATTATAATATTTACTTGACTGCCAACATCCGGGGCGTTGTATATAATTAGCCGATTTTCTCGTACCCTAAACATCTTACTGGAATAGCAGTCAAATGCCGGTATCCAAGCACTGGGCTGTGGTTGTGTATAAGGTGTTAGTCCCTGTCCGTTAACAGTGACTTCTAGATCTTTACTATCGATTATATAGGTTGTACTTATAATTGTCTGCCCGTCTTTAATATCAAATACAGTTCTATTACCGTCACATAAATTGCTGACGTCAGTCATTAAAGTAGAACCAGCTGCGCCCGATATTGGTAAGTTGGCCACTATCTCAGTGGTAGTTACTTTAAAAACTGGAGTACTTCCTGAATCAGTGATACTGAAAATATCAGTTGATATGGTATTACCCAACGTAAAAAATGTTCCAGCAGTTGGGGCTGAGTAGACTAGATCTCCGGCAATGCCAACAGTTAATGTCAAGGGAGTATTATTTTGCCCCGTGAACACAATGCTAGGATCTGCAACCTGACTTCTATTGGGGGTAATAAGTATGTTTTTATCTGAATTTGCCATGGTATAGTATTTAGTGTATTTAAGTTTTAAAACATTGGAGCATTTTGATATTCTATTGCCACGGACCCATTGGTCTCTGCTAATTTTGATGAAATTACAGGAACAGTAGATAAAGTTGTGTTTCTTTTAATTATCATATTATTAATTTGTGTAAGAATCAGATATATGAATAATATTAGTTTTCCTTACGCCCAGTTGACTGTCATTACCTACATTGAACATACCACCGTCATCATGTCCCCAGTCTGCAAACCATACATATCTATCACTGGCATCAATGGATCCAAAGATATCCATGCCAGTCTGTGTATCAATAATACCTGCGGTGAACGTTGTTTTTCCAGCGGTGCTGATTGGAGATCCTGTAACGTCTTTCCACGGGCGTGTGCCACCGTGATAGAATATAGAATTACTGTAGAACGATACAGAACCATCGACTGCAAATAGCTGGGTTCCCACTGCATCTTCTTCAGTTACGTTAGTCAGATTTGGTACAGCTGTATAGGTAATGGCTGTTGCTGATATTATTCCAGTGGTAAGATCTACAGTGCATAATACTGCTGTAGTAGAGCCCGATCTTCCAGCAATAAATTGATTAACCCCATCTGATATTGTATACATAGAGTTTACCGGTGTGCCAACGCTACTAACAGGTAACATAGCTGCGGGTATTGATCGAGATGTAAGATTATTAACTCTGTAAGTGCCTGCGCTTAAATTAAACCAAACACCGCTGGTTGTTTTAGGGAATGACACTATTGTTGAGCCCACTCCAACAAATGAGGATGCAGGATATAAGACTACGAGGTCTAACGCTGAGTTTGTAGTAACTACCGTAGTTCCTCGGAATTTATCCCAATTGCCGGTTTGAAAGGAACTGGTGTTAGTTCTAGAAATTACACCTGCACCGTCGGCATCCATGAACAACGAATCGTGGTCGTCGTTTGCATAAGGTAGAATACTACTAACTACGGTACTATAGGATAGTGTGAGGCCTAATGTTGAGAATGCAGACTGTGAAATTGTAGAGCCGCTTCTTATATATGCAACTGTGATAGTTTGATTTCCAGTAGACTTGGCGATGATGTATTTTAAGAATCCCGATGTTGGCAGGATAGAATACAGTGGCTCAGTAGTAAGCGCATCAATTGATACAACGGCACCGCAGTTGGTAGCATCATAGGTAGTCCCGGACAGCAATTGAATTCTAGGTAGAGC